GGTACAAACAACTAATAACATGAGCAACCATAACCCGCCGACAAACGGCTTTGACAAACGGAAACACCAGATCAATCGGAAAGGACGTCCCAAGTCCTTCGATGACCTGCGCGCCCTGGCCAAGATGATCGCCAATGAGAAGATCGAAAGCAAAGACGGCAAGCAGGTTATGTCACGGGTTGAGCTAATCATGCGCCAGTGGGCAGGTTCAGGCAACGACAAGCTGGCGCGGGCATTCATCGAATACGCCTATGGGAAAGTACCGGACGAAACGAAGCTATCAGGAGAGATAGATGTCAATGCTGACGTCTACGTTACCATCGACCAATAGCCGACCACGTCAGACGGTCAAGTTCAGCGACCTGTGCGGCTTCACGCCTAAGCAGTGGGAAGCGACCCGCGCGGCTGACGCTCACCGCTTCGTGCTCTTCGGCGGCGCTCGTGGCCCTGGTAAGTCCTACTGGCTGCGCTGGAACCAGGTGCGCTACCAGCTACGCATGGCGGCGCTCGGCTTCCGTGGCCTGCGTACCGGGTTATTCTGCGAAGATTATCCGTCTCTCACAGACCGCCAGATTAGCAAGATTTCGACTGAGTTCCCCGCCTGGCTCGGCACGATCAAAGACACGCGCAAAGACGGGCTCGGCTTCTACTTCCGCCCTCAATACGGCGGCGGGATTATCGCCCTGCGCAACCTGGACGACCCGGCTAAGTTCAAATCGTCCGAGTTCGCTATGATCAGTGTTGATGAATTGACGCAAAACAAATACGCCTCCACGTTCAATATCCTGCGCGGCTCTCTGCGCTGGCCGGGCATCGATGACCCGAAGTTCAATGCAGCGTCTAACCCGGACGGCCCAGGGCAGGTCTGGGTGCGTGAGTTGTGGATCGAAAAGAAATTCCTACCTGAGATGACGCCGCTAAAGGATGAGTTCGTATTCATTCCTGGTCTGGCAAACGACAACCCGCATTTACCGGCTTCGTATTGGCAGGAGCTATCCACCCTCCCGGATCGCTTGCGCCGGGCCTGGCGTGACGGTGATTGGTTCGTTAGCAACGAGGGCTTGGTATATGCTGACTTTGGCCTGGGTAATCTATGTGACGATGAGCCAAACCCCGAACTACCCGTCGAGGTCGCATTCGATGACGGTTATATCGACCCACGGGCGATACTGCTTATCCAGCGCACCCCGACTCAGATATACGTGTTTGATGAGATTTACCACTCCCGCCACCTGGCAGAGCAGTGTGTCGGTGAGCTGGTGGAGAAATGCGCCGGCTACGGGCTGAAACTGCCTGAGATAGCCGTCGGTTCACCTGAAGCCAAAGAGATGCAAAAGCGGCTCAGGATGGCGGACATTCCAGACCGTAGCCAGGCACAGAAGATCATACCGGGCATTGACAATTTGCGTGCGCTCATCTGCGATGCTAACGGATACCGGACGCTCAAGGTCAATGCGAAACGCTGCCCCAATCTGGTGAGAGAGATTACCGAAGGTTACGTTTACCCCGAGGGCGGCACGCGCGGTAAGGATGAGGTTCCTGAGGATGAAAATAATCACGCCTGCTTGATTGCGGGTACGATGGTAAAAACATTGTCGGGTGATAAACCAATCGAGCGCATAGCAATTGGAGAATACGTCCTAACGCGTGGCGGCTATCATAAGGTTATTGACTGTGGGATTACCAGAGAGAGCGCAAAGGTTATGAAAGTCGCGTTATCGAATGGCGATAGTTTGACGGGAACGTCACGTCATCCTGTTTGGGTTGTCGGCAAGGGTTATATTCCATTGCACGCTATGCGCTATTGTGATACACTTCTTGCATGGCAAAATCTGAGACAGTCATATTCAACGGTATCAAATTCAGACGCTACCCAGACTCTAAACACTGGGCAGACCGGATGTACTACGTCGCTTCTGACCGGAACGGAATTGGTAGATTACACGAGGAAATTTGGAAGTCCATCCACGGAGAAATACCCGACGGCTTTGATATACACCACGCCGACGGCAACTCCCTCAATAATGAACCGGATAATCTCGTTTCTATGCTCAGGGAAGATCACCACAAATGGCATACCGAACACGTCTCCGAAGAAACAAAGGAGAAGTGGCGACAAAACATCGAACTGGCGCGCGTCTTTGCGTCTGCCTGGCATGGGTCTGAAGCAGGAATTGAGTGGCACAAAATACTTGGGCGGCTTTCTTGGGAAGGTCGCGAGTATCACGAACGCACTTGCGAATATTGTGGCGAGATATTTGAGACCCGCGACGCCCGTGGTAGTGTCCGGTTTTGTTCAGCCCGTTGTAGATCAGGGTTTAGACTTCACTCCGGCGTCGATAATGAAAGCAGAGTTTGTAACTGGTGCGGGAAAGATTTTACATGCAACAAGTATTACCCCAATAGATTTTGCTCCGGTTCATGTGCTGCGAAATCCCGAAACAGTAAACGAACTTCACACAGTATATAACCTAACCGTTGAGCAGGAACATGAGTTCTTTGCTAATGGCGTGTTGGTAAAGAATTGCGATTCGCTAAGGTATTGGGCGTGGGTGAGGGCGAGACGGTGAAATGGCTATTGCGTCGCATCGCCAACACGCTGCTGTTACTGCCCTTCTCCCTGGGCTGGCTGGTTGGATATGTTGTGCTATGCGCCCGCTACTCGTGGGCGGCGCTGGTGGAAGGATACGAAAGCGGTAATCGATTATGACAGGAATAGCCTATGCTGACACTCTTTGACAGGATCACAACCCGCGCCCGCGGCAAATCGGCGCTGTACGACTTGCACCCGGAGCTGCTAGACCGCATCCCGCTACTGCGCTCATACTCGGACGAAGCCGGTCTACCAGCCGGGCAATCATCGTTTATGACCTACTACACAACCAACGCCTGGGTATACAAGGCTATCAAGGTTGTCAGTGACGCTATTTGCCGCCTGAGTTTGACCGTCACGCGTGACAAGTCGGACGGCAGCACCGAAACACTCGCCGGACACGAGTTATCCGGGATACTCGCCAATCCCAATCCAACCCAGGGCGGCGATGATTTCTGGCGCGAGTGGTGTATTTTGATGCTACTGGCGGGTGACGTTGGCTCGGAGATGGTCTATAACGGCACGCGCCGCCGCCTGCTTGAGATGTGGCTGCGCTCACCTGAGACAATCGCAATCAAGCCGGGACCGCTGGGGCTGCGCTATCGTGACGTATCGGAGTACAAGATCGATGACAACTCAGGCAAGCCATATTCGCTCACGCCCGAAGAGTTTGTATTCTGGCGCTTCTCGAACCCGCTCAACCCGTGGCGCGGCATCTCGCCACTATCCGCGGTACGTTTGGGCGTGACGATTGATGCTCTGGCGCAAGCCTGGACGCGGCTATTCTTCAAGAATAACGCTCGCCCGGACTTTGCCTTGATTGCGCCCCAAGGCACTACTGTAACGGAGCGGAAGGCATACGCGGAAGAACTAGACCAGCGCACCGGCGCAGACCAGCCGCACCGCCCGATTGTCCTGGAGAGCGGCATAACTGACATCAAGGTCTTATCATTCCCGCCCAAGGATCTGGAATGGCTGGAGCAGCGCAAATTCAGCCGGGATGAAGTCGGCGCGATTTACGGCGTACCGGATGAAATCATGGGCTATGGCAAAGACACCTACGAGAATTTCAACGCCGCTGACCGTGTTCTCTGGACGCTGACCATCGTACCGCTGGTATCATTCCGGGATAGCGCATTGACGCATAGGTTCCTGCGCCTGGGCATGCTCAAGCCGGGTGAGATGATCACCACCGACCTGTCAGAAGTCCCGCAACTGCGTGAGGACGTGACCGGCAAAGTTGATCAGCTTGACAAACTCGCCTTGCGCGGCTATCCGGTGAACGTCTTATCCGAGTATCTTGACCTGGACTTACCCGTGATTGAGGGCGGCGATATTGGCTATCTACCATCCAATCAGATCCCGATCTCAATGGCGGGCACAATTCAGCCTGGCCTGCAGCAGCCCCAGCTTGGACTATCAGCACGCAAACCCATTCAGAAGCGCATTAGCATCCCTTACGGCTCAATCGCCCATGATGCAATCTGGAAGAATGCCCAGAACAAAATCAACCCATTCGTTGAGGAGATGCAGCGCATTCTCAAGCGTGAGTTCCAGCGCCAGGAAACCGAGATAGACCGCAAGTTGCGCGCCTCCAAAGAGTTCGGGCGCGGGCACTATAAAATATCCACGCCGCCCATCGCTCCCCCGCTTCAACAGTTATTCAGCCTGCCAGAAGAAGAGGACTTATTCGAGGAGGCGCTCAGACCGCTAATCGAAAAGGCGGTTCAGAAATTGGGCGCGGCTGCAATGGCGGATGTTATCGCCGGGCGGTTGTTTGACGTTCATAACCCGATGGCACAGCAGGGCATAAAGCACGTCCTGGAAACCGTAGCCAATAAGGTCAATGATACAACCTGGACAGGGCTAGTCGAACTATTCCAGCAGGCTGAGGAAGCAGGCGAAGGCATCCCGGCTATTCAGGAACGCTTGCGGGAGTTCTTCGGCGACCGTAAGTCGGACTGGCAGACAGAGCGCATTGCACGCACCACGATGAACGGCGCGTCAAATATGGCAAACGTGGAAGCCTGGGACCAATCGGGCGTTGTGAAAAGCAAGACCTGGATTAGCGCGCTCATCCCTGGGCGCACGCGTGAGGATCACTGGGAAGCGCATGAGCAGACGGTAGGATTACACGAGATGTTCGTGGTTGGCGGCGAGAGTTTGTACCAGCCGGGTGATCCGAGCGGAAGTCCGGGTAATATAATTAACTGCTTGTGTTCCTGTATCGGAGAGGTAGAGGAGTAAACATGGGTTATCAAGCTGGACCAGTTCCAAAAGACGAACTACCACGGGCTTATTATGCCGCGCCGATGAGTACATACTTAGACGGACGGGCGATAACATTCCCGGCTTATCAATCGATATATTCTGGCGAACGCTGCGGATATTGTGGTTGTAAGCAGGGCGATGAGCAAAACAGAGACGGTAAATGTCGGAGTTGCGGAGCGCCTCTGTAATGATTGCACCCTCGCCCGTCCAAGGTGCTATAATCGAAGGCAGGGAACGCGTGTTCCTGCTGGCAATCCGCCAGGCTTTGATTATCGCGCTCGGGGCGCTGGAAGATTACTTGATGATCGTACCGGAGAAACGTGCGGTGAGGTTGAAATGCGAGAGGTGAGATAATTGATAGTTGTCCGAAATAACGCCGGTGGGAAATCGCTACCGGAATTATGGGTTGGATGGCGCTCCCGTCGTTGGCCGCAAAAAGCAAAAGAGGTGATTCCATCTGCGCATGTGGTCATCAATAGTTACAACCAGTCAATACCGCCAGGACAACATTTGTTTGAGCCGCCAAAATAGGCTCAATCTAACAACTGAATAAATGCCACCGGGCAACCAGCGGCGCTTTTGTAAGCACTACCGAGAAATCAGCGGTGCTTCACAGAAGCGCCGTTTTTGTTTGTGAAGGAGTGAAACATGGAAAAGCAAATCAAGACTTTCGCAGTCGAAACCAAGTCAGTAGACCCCGAAGCGGGTATATACGAGGCGATGCTATCCACCGAAGCGGAAGATCGTGACGGTGATGTTCTGCTGGCTGCGGGCGGAGATGCGAGTAACTATCTCAAGAACCCGGTTGTCCTGTTCGGGCATAACTATGGCGATCCGAATGCAATCGTAGCCAAGGCGCTAGAGATCACATCCATTCCGGGCGTCGGCATCAAGCTGGTATTCCAATTCTTAGAGCGCGGCATAAGTCAGACCGCCGACCTGGTGCGGGCGCTCTGGGATCAGAAGTTTCTCAACGCTATGTCAATCGGCTTTATCCCGAAAGCGTTTGAGCCGCGACCAGAGGGCGGCTTGATATTCACAGCCTTTGAAATCCTGGAGGGCTCAATCGTGACCATTCCCGCCAACGCTTCGGCGCTTCGGCTGGCTCTGGACGCAACCGAATACAACACCAAATCCGGGCGCGTTCTCTCGGCTGCCAATGAGGGGAAAATCAGACGGGCGGTAGAGACGCTGACCGAAGTCCTGGCGCAGCTTGACAAGATAGACGAGGACGAAGGCAAATCAAAAGAGTATTCCGGGAGTGATCCCGATACGGACGTTCAACCAGATGCGACACACACAGATGCACCCACCGGCGACGCGCTCGAACTGGAAGAACTGACAGACGATCAATTTGATGAGCTGCTTCAATCCATCGATACAGCTATGGACACCCTAAAGGAGAGTGTCGGATGACTGAAAAATTCGAAGAGGTGATGGCGAAAATCGCCGAACTCACCCAGGCAATCAAGGAACACCAGAACGACGCGACCTTCGACAAAGAGGCGATGAATGAACTGCTAACCAAAGCCTTCGAAGACCAGCGTATCGCTCTGGCTGATAACGTACCTGTACGAGCCGGCGCTCCTACCGCCGACCCGATCCAGCGCGCGGCCTATGACTACAAAGGCAAGTATCGCCGGGAACTCATGGGCATCGCGCAAGATGGCAAGTACAAAGTCGGCAACTGGGAACTGCGCGGTTCCGACCTGATCTTTGCCAAGCACCTGATCGACAACGCCGTCGAGCGCAAAGCACGCGGCGAGGTCTTTCATGGCAGCGACGGCATCAAGCCCGCCAGCGATGATCTGAATGCGGTTGTCAAGACCCTGACCGCAACCGGCTCTGCAACTGGCGACGAGTTGGTTCCGACCGGCATGGCCGCGGAACTGTGGCAAGACTTCTTCGCCCGCTCGCTGATCGCGGCTGACCTGCCAACCATCCCGATGCCTACCGATCCGTTCGACCTCCCGCTTGGTTTTGGTGACATTACCTGGCGCAAGGGCACCGGCGGACAGGCAACCACCTCGACCAACATGGCAACCGCCAAGTCAGCGCTGACCAGTACGGAACAGGTCGCGGAAGTTGACTGGACCTATGACCTGGACGAGGACGCGGTAGTCGCAGTGATGCCCGCCCTGCGCGCCCGCCTGGCAATCTCAGGCGCGGAGCAGATGGACAACTTCTGCATCAACGCTGACGCGACCGCGACCAGCACGGGCAATATCAACCTGGACGATGACACGCCTCCGGCCACCTCGTGGTATCTGACCGCCGGGCAGGACGGTATCCGTCACCAGTTCATTGTTGACAAATCCACCCAAGCAGTAGCAGGCGCAGGCGCGGCTCTGTCCGATGCGATGATGAGTTCCATGCTCAACCTGCTCGGCAAGTATGCCCTGGACGTTACCAACCTGCGTATCGTCCCCGGTGCGGCTGTCTATCAGGCGATGGTTGGCCTGACCAACGTTGCGACCGTGGATAAATACGGTGGGGGCGCTACGATCCTACGCGGTGAATTGGCCCGCTATCGTGGCATCCCGATCTTGCCCTCAGCTTCTATGCCGCTGGGCGAGGCCGACGGTAAGGTCTGCAAGACGGCTGCCAGCAATACCTTGGGCGTGCAATGCGTCTATAACCGCACCGGCTGGAACTTAGGCTATCGGCGCGGCTTGATGATCGAAGTGGATCGCAACATCCAGACCCGCCAGCTCATCATGGTCGTATCGTTCCGCATTGCTATCGCGGCATACGGAACCCGCTCAACCGCGCAGCACACCGCCGGGATTATCAACATCCTGTTGAGCTAGGAGAGATGAAATGGGTATCGATGAGTTTGACCCCAAAGCAGGGCAGTTGATGGCCTACCAGTTCACGGTAGCGAATGCCGTAACCGCCCAAACGAATGTAGACCTGGTAAATGGCCAGGCTGGCATCACCCTGGTTACTATGCCGAAAGCCGGCAGCGTAGTTGGCTTATGCGCTGCTGCTTCGGCGGCCGTGACCACGGATAAATGCACCTTCCGGGCGCACAAAGCCGGGACCGAGTTCGCTCAGTCCGGCTATCCTGCCCCGATCCTGTCATCTACCACGTATGACCTCAAGACCTGGGTCACATGTAACCGTGGAAACCTGACATTTGTCGCCGGTGATACTCTGGGCGTGTCCTATACATCGACCACGGACATGGCCCCCACCAGCACGAATGACTATAACGTCACGCTGTACGTGATGTTCGACCGCGACTAATCCGTCGCTTGTATGGGAGGGTGGGGAAACTCGCCCTCCCGACGAGGAGAAACATGGCTGACGGCTGGGGTAAGATACTTTTAGGGACGCGCTTGGAGAAATACGTCGATGGTAATTTCGTCGGCGTGTGGTCCGCTTTGCTCACGCAGGGAATGCGGCCGGGTGATGGCTTCTCGATTGTACAGGGTCACATGCTGCACAAAGGGCTGAATGAGCTTGTGCGTCACCTGCTAAAGTCAACCGCTGATACCCTGGCCACCCTGGACAGTGACGCCGACATTACCGACCCGACCTATCTTGAGCAGATGCGCAACCTGGAGGCGGGCTGGAAGTATGACGCCTTGCAAGCCTTCTATGTGCGGCGCGGCTGGCCGCCGGAGGCGATCTGGTTTAAGCGGAATGTCCTGGGCGATAATATCCAGTGTATCATTACCGCCGAAGGATTGACCGAAGAAGTAAGTCTAATTGGCACTCATTGCGCCTTATTCAGGCGTCACATGTTCGAGCATATCTACGAAGTCGAGGGCAAGCCGGAAGGCATTACCCTGGATGACTTTGAGTGGTTTCACTTCCCGCGCCACCAAAAGACCGGCGAGGATGGTTTCTTCTCGACCCAGATGGCAAAGCATGGCTACAAGATGGGCGCGACTACCGCCGTAAAAGTCGGGCACCGCAGCATGGTTACAACCGGCTGGGAGACCTATCAAGAGTATTTGCGGGCTAACCAGATTGACAAGCGCGTCGAATGGCTGCATGAGAATATAGACCTGGTGGCAGAGTTCACCGGGCAGGAACGTGAGATAGTCGAAGCTCAGGCGATGCGTGGCAACCAGAACGTTGAGAACGTCAACCGGGTCTGGAATGATGTGCCGCACGGCAGCGCGCAGGAAGTGCGTGAGTTTTACGGGCGACCTGATAATGGCTATTTCTATGACCTGATTTCCTGGAACTCTACCCCGTTCTACCTGTCGATAGTTGAGCCGCTTGATAAAGTCGATGGGAAAGACTGCCTGGTGATCGGCGCGGGCATTGGCGGAGAGGTGCAAAGGCTGATTGAGAAGAACAGAGTAACCGCCTTCGAGCTGCCCGGCGTGATGAAAGACTTTCTAAAATTCCGCTTCAATGGGACGTTGAAATTGATCGACGCCTTGACGCTGCAAGATTACCCGGCGATTGATCAGGTTACGGGCTATGACCTGATTGTAGCGATTGACGTTATCGAGCATGTCCACCCGGACGAGCTGAGGCCATTCTTGCAGGCCGTCAAGCAGATGACCAAGCCGGAGGGCTATATTTACTTCCACAATAACTTCAGCCAACAGAACGGGAATTATCCGCAGCACTATGACCATGCGGAGATATTTGACGCCTGGCTGAATGAGAACTACCAGAAAGTAGGTGAGAGACAATGGCAGAAACGGTAAAACTTTACTTGCTTCAGGAATATATCAGCCGGGGCGTGCATTACAAAGCCGGTGAGACAATCGAAGTAGACCGGGATACCGCGCTATTCTTACAGCGTGACGCGCCGGGATGTTTTGCGCCGGTGAGCGTCGGTATGAAACTGAAGATAGAGGCAGACGGCGAGGAGAAAGAGGCGACAATCGAAAAGTCGTTCGATGCTCCGCCCGCCCACAAGATGGTAAAGAAGCCCGCCAAAAAGAAGTAGGTGAGTTATGGTTGATCGTTGCTACTGTACGGTTGACGAAATCAAAGCAGACCTGCACCCGATAGCCAGCGAAGCGGCGGCGGCGTCATTCGACAAAGACCGCATGTTTGGGTATATCCGAGCTGCCACCAGCTACATTGACCGGCGGATTGGCGTATTCATCCCGACTACCGCGGTTCGCACATTTGACGGCAACGGGCGGCGTTTGCTGTTCGTGGATCTGTTTACGACGCTCACCAGCCTGACCAATGACGGGACGGCGATCACCAGCACGCAATACAACAAATACCCGCTCAATGGCTTCTGGGAGTATGGACCTTACAACGCTATCGAGGTTGATCCTGACGCCACGGAGTTAGGCAGCTGGCTGAGAGAACGCGGCGCGGTTGCCATTACCGGGCGCTGGGGTAAGTACGAGCAGACCCTACCGACCGGGCTGACTGTGCAGAATACGACCTCAATAAGCGCATCGGCAACTGCCTTGCTGGTCGAGAATGAAACCGTATTATCCGCTGGACACGTCCTGCTGATCGACTCAGAGCAGGTCTTAGTGACCGCCCTCTCTGGCACGACCAATACCTACACCGTCCAGCGCGGTTGCAACGGCACCCCCGCGGCAATACACCTGCACGACGCGGCAATCTCAAAGTATGTGGTCCCGCATGACGTGAATATGCTTTGCCGTGAAATGGCAGCCCTGGCAGCTCAGAAAGCCGCCACGCAATGGGCGGGCAGGCAAGGCTCACCAGAGACCGGCGAGACGTTCTACATCACGCAATATCCCAAGGCAATTATCGAGGGCATTGCGCTCAACTACCGGGTGGCTCAACTATGACATATCAGTCGGGCGTTGGCGTAACAATTACCCCAGACCTGGAGAAAGTGTTTGCCCGCTTCCCGGAACTGTACGACCGGCACATGCACAAGGCAATGGATAAAGCGGTTATACAAGTCCAGTCCGAAGTCAAGCCGCTTACACCAGTCTTTCAGGCGCGCTTGCGCAATTCGATTGAGACCAAAGTAACCGGGATGGGCTCGGAGATAAAAGGCGTTATCGGCTCATCTCTCTCTGGCGAGATTTACCCGTCAGTCATGGAGTTTGGGCGGCGTCCCAACTCAAAACCCCCGCCAGCAAGCGCATTACTGCGCTGGGTGCATCTGGTCTTGGGCGTTCCAAACGAAGAGGCTATGAGCGTTGCTATTCGGATCGCCCGCTCAATCGGCAAGAAAGGCATCAAAGGTCACTTCTTCATGAAGCGCGGATTTGAGGCTGCCAAGCCTAAGATCAAAGATTATTTCACGCAAGGCATTCGAGATTTGCTAAAAGATATAGCTCACGGAGGCTAAAATGACAAGAGCAGTATTACCAAATGAAGTTTCAGTAAATTTACCTTTCACCCCGGTTGGAGTGCATACGCAACTGGCGACTGGCGCTACCGTCCAATCTATCACCGTACCAGACGGCGCTACTCAGTGGATGGTTCAGACGCAGACCCAGAATATTCGTTTTACCCTGGATGGGACAGCCGCAACGACTACCAAAGGATTCTTGCTCGTTGCATCTGCACCCCCTGTAATCGTTCCATGCTATCCAACGCAGGTAATCAAATGGATTGAGATTACTACTACCGCAGTCCTAGATTATCAATTCGGTATGTGACGAAGGAGCAACATGATGGATAGATTAAGAATAGGGCAGGGAAGCGGAGCCGCTTATGCTGGCTTACTACTCAAAACCCGCCAAACAACCGCTTACCACGTTGGCGATGATGGCGATTACGAGAAGGGTTTGGCAGAGAGCTATACCGTCCTTTCTACTGGGGCGCAAAGTCTTACGACCAATGTGGATTACCCGCATTATGCGGCTGCGACGATCTCGTTCGACACCGCCAGCAAGGAAATCAGAGATAGTGCTAATCTGTTGGCTACTGTACTGACTGGAGACACCATCAGAGTTCGCGGAAGCGTTTCCAATGACGGTGTGTACACGGTTGCAACGGGTGGGGCAGCAGCCAAGATTGTCACAACTGAAGCTTTGCTGGCAGACGAAGCAGCAGGCGCATATATCACCATCTGCAAGCGGGTTGCACCGTCGAATAACTGCGTCCAGGATAACGTCACAGGTCTGATGTGGCTGAGATATACCACAGGCGGGCCAGTCCTAAAAGTCGGGGCAGCAAGCGACGGAAAACTAAACTGGTACAATGCGACCAAATGCTACGTATTACATCCAGCAGCGGCAGACTTGCAAATGACTGTTACCGGACTGAAGATCGTGGGCGGAGCGGGAGAGATAGCACGCTATTGGGCAGGGCAGGTGCTGGGTCTGACCGGATTTGCAAACGCGGTCAATAATCTACCTGGATACGTGGTCACGACTGTAGCGGTCAACGGGGCAGACCTGGACATAACGTTCTGGAAAGGCACGAACACGCTGATCGCCGAGGCAGCAGGCGGAAGTCGGAGCATCACCCTGGTTTGCCAGAGCATATTCTCGTTTTGTGCTGCGGCGAACGCAGCCAGCCTGGGCGGGTACACCGATTGGAGAGTACCGGTAGATGTTTCGCTGAAATCGCTCTGCGATATGGAGCAGTCAGACGCTCTGCCGAATGCGACCGCGTTTCCTTCCTGGTCAGCGGCGGAGTGGTATTGGTCGGCTACTACGCCACCTACCGCTACGACTAACGCGATGATCGTGAATTTCAACTATGGCTACGTGTACGGCAGCAATAAGGCTGATGTCTACTTCCTCGCCTTAGTCCGAGGGTAGTTGATTATTTTGTAATTTGGATTATTTAAATGGCGAGATACGAAAGGAGTAAAGTATGCCGAATATCTCAACACTAACGCTCGAAACCATGCGTAGTTCTACCAAGACGCAGATTATCACAAATATCCGTGATTATCTCACGGCGAACATGACCAAGAAGCAACTTATCACATTCCTGCTTGACCGGGACACGGTAGACGATACCCAAGTGGTGACGTATTTACCGGATGGGCAGGTGGATAAGATAGTGGATTGGAAACGGGATGCAGAGACGAATAATAAAATCAGTGGTGTTGTGACGAATTTCAGCTATTACCCGACTGGCGAAATTAATGTTATTCGAGTTAGCCAGAGAAACGCTGACAATGTTGAGACTTCACACGTCAGGATAAAGCATTACCTGGATGGCAGGCAACCGAAAATCACGGAGAGTGATGACTAACACGGTATTTCTGCCCGTTATTATGCAGGGACAGGCCGCGCCGCAATTGCCGTTAGGCTGCCAGATCGAGCATCACCAGGCGAGTAGCGTCAAGCAGTGGGTTATCCCTGCACGCCAATATCAAATACCTGTAAAGTGGAGGAACGTAGAAACTGTTCCGGGTGAATTGAACTGGTCGGCTTATGAAGCAGACTTCGCAGCTTTGGCTGGGCAACGGGTGACGGTTGGGATAAAGGTTGTGCCTGAGTGGGCTAGACTTTGGGCTGGATATGTGGCATCACCACCCAAGCCTGAGTGCTATGTTGATCTGGCTCACTTCTTACTGGCGCTGATCGAACGCTATCACCCGGATGCGATTGAGCTATTCAACGAGCCGGACGTGGACAGAGATGCAGCGAAGTGGGCTGAGGAATTCTTCGGAGCGTGGTGCGTCAATAATGACTTTTATCGAGGCGGTAGATTGTATGGGCAATGCCTGGATACGGTCTATCCGATATTGCATGAGGCTTATCCGGGCGTGCGGATTATCGCCGGTGCGCTGATGGCACACGAGAGCTCGCTCAAGTTCCTGGACGGCATGATTGCAGGCGGTTTGCAATGCGACGCGGTTAGCTTCCATAAGTACGTGGGTCTGGGCGGAAACTTCAATGCCGCATTCGAGTTTGCGCTATCGGTGACGAACCGGATCAATAAGCCGATTGTGCTATCCGAGACGAGTATCACGGCAACAGAAGATTCAGACTTACTCAGGACTGAACAAGCGGATTATTTGAAATATTTGCTGGACAACGTTGATAATTCCAGCATCGAATGTATTCAAATCTACAGCCTCGCGAATAACGCGTGGATGAACTCCGATTTAGTTCGAAATAATCAACCTACTCCGATGTACAACGTGTGGATTAAACATGACAATTGAAACCTGGATAGATACATTAGCGGACGCGTTCAACTTTGTCTACACCGGAGCATTGACGGTAAAGACCTATCACCTGTACGCCGATCCAGTCTTTCCGTCTGCGCTGGCTCAATTCCCATGCGCGCTCGGTTACCCGACTGGCGTAACATTCAACCTGGGCGACGGCGCAAGTTATGACATTTGGAGCGGCAAGACCGAGATACACGTCACGCAGAACGCGGATAAAGCCTCGTTGAAATTCGTCCTGCCCTTTGCCGACCTAATCAGAATTGCGGCGGCTTCGCATGTTACTTTGGGCGGCAAGGTTGCGTATTTCTTGCCAGCGCCGGGCAAAGAGATGAGCCTAGGAATTGGCGCATACGGTCAAGAATCCGATCACTGGATATATGTCTATCACTGGGTAGTAAAAGAACTGTCAACAACTCAATTGAGTGGATAAGGAGTAAATAACATGCCTGGAGTAAAAGCACTTAGGAAAGTACAAGCGGGTTGGGAAACCACCGCAGGGACGGCGATAGCAACCACCACGATTATGCGCCTGACCGGTACGGCTGACCCCGGAATGAGTGAGGTGCAATTCGCTGAGGAAGATGTCGGCATCCTGCCCGGTACGGATCGTTCGTTTCTGCCAGTAACAGGCGGAGAGCTGACGCTATCTGGCGAGGCTACATTCGAGGAGTCGTGCACCCCGCTGGCCTGCTCGATTTCGAACCTGATCACTGGCGCAGTGGATACCGGCGGCTCAGGGAAGGTCTATACCTATACTTTCCCGACTACCACGCTACCGACCATCCGCACCAAGACATTTCAGGCTGGCGATAACCAGCAAGCCGAGCAGATGGCCTATTGCTTCTGCAAAGAGATCAAATTCTCTGGCAAAGCAAAAGAGGCTTTGAAGATCGAGCATACCTGGGAAGGTCGCGGCTGGTCTCCGGGGACTTACACCACCACCGCAACCATGCCGACGCCTGCCAACTCCGAAGTGATCCTATTCGGCAAAGGATTGCTGTACATCGATGAGCCGGGCGGTTCAATTGGCGGCACGATCAAATCCAACACCCTGCTTGGGATGGATCTGTCAATCAAGACCGGGCAGGTATCTAAGTTCGCCGGCAACGGCTCGACCAACTTTGCCTTTGTCCAGCCAACCGCCTCAGAAGTCAAGCTCAAGATCACGTTTGAGCATGACGCCTCGTCAGTGGCTGAGAAAGCCGCACACCTGGCGCAGACCGTCCGTCAAATCCGCTTGCTCTGGACTGGCGCAGCTCTGACCACCGCCGGAACGTTCACCTATAAGACCATGCGCGCTGACCTGTGGGGTAAGTGGACTAAGTTCGAAAAGCTGGATGAGGTAGACGGCAACGACACGGTATCCGGCGAGTTTGATGTCAGGTACGATGATATTCTGACGAAGTATGCCGAGCTGGTGTTCGTCCACCAGGTTAGCCCGCTGCCATGACGGACGAACCGGTAGAGCGCAAGCGGATCGAGTTCAAGCCTGATACCGACAGGATAGAACTCGACCTGTTTCTAGACATGATGGACGGAAACCAACGTGCCTTGGTTCAGGTCATGGCGTCCTGTATGGTTGACGAAAAAGGCGAGTACATCCCGCCCGATGAAGCCCGGAAGGTTCTGGGACATTTGAGCATCAAGCAATTCCGTCGGGTATCGGATGAATTCGGGAACGCTTTGAGGGATTATGTAATCCCCCCGGTGAGCGCCGCCAGCTAATCATTGCCTTCGAGCATGGCGGCAAGTTGACAGCATGGGCAATGGTGTTGCTGGCGGCCGAGAAATGGGGCTGCCCCCCCTGGGAAATCGCTGGAGGTTCAAAGGTGAGATGGTTCTTGCGTTGGAGCGAGTTTGAGCGATTGAGACAAAAGGCGCAAAATGGCTGAGACACTCGATGTCGTTATAACCCTGGATGACAAAGCCAGTCCGAAGGCCAAGCAAGTCGGACAGGATTTGAGTACAGGACTCAAGCAGTTAGGCGGCGTGGCTATGATTGGTCTGACCGCCGGTGTAGCGGTGGTTGGTGCTGGTTTGGTTGGCGTCGGTGCTGGGCTAAAGATCGCCATTGACGAGGCGATGGAAGCCCAAGATATTCTAGCGCAACTTGACGCGGTTCTGAAAGCAACCGGCGGCTCTGCTGGTTTGAGTTCGGACGAGCTGGTAGATATGGCAACGGGTTTATCCCAGGTTACAAAATACAACGAAGAGACAATCCTAAGCGCCGAGACGATGCTCTTGCAGTTCAAGAATATCGGTGAAGAAGCATTCCCCCAGGCGACCGAAACGGCGCTCGACCTGGCGACCAGGCTCGGAATAGATGTTAC